GTACCAATACCAACTATTCCAGCTATTAGAGTGTCTTTATTGTCAATAATCCAACCTAAACCATCTACTACAGCTGGTAAGACCTTATCTGTCAAAATAGCAAAAGCCTTTTCAGCTGCTGCCGTAAAGCCAGAAAAATCTACGTCCTCAGTAAGCTCTAATATTTTTTCAAGCAACTTAGTAAAGCCCTCTCTTAAAGTAGTAGTAATAGGCTCTACTTTAGCTCCTAATTTAGCCATAGTATCTGTGTAATTAGCATTAGCTTTATTAGCCTCTATAATGTCTTTATTATTTTCCTGATAACTTGCTGATAAGTCACCATACAGACCATTAAGCGTATCGGCTATTAATTCCTGTCTTTCCTGTTCTGTGCTACATTTTTCAAGTTGAGCGTTAAAGTCATCAACATTAACACCGCTCCACTCTAAAGCGTCTGCTAAATTACCCTGTACTGAGCCTAACTGACTTGTATGGTTAATAGCCTCAGCCAGACCGTCAAGTGGTATAGAATCACCAAATTTAGCCCATATACCTACAGAGCTATCTAAGAGGCTGTTAAGGGTTTTCTCCTCAGCACCCATAGCCATAAAGTTACTTATAGCCGTATTAGTTGCTGTCTCGTCTGCTAATACTCCATATAGGTCTTTATACTTATCCTTAGCATAATCCACACTGTAACCAGCGTCCTCACTGGCAGACTCCAGCTTACTCATCTGGTCTCTTTGTTCTCTCGTAGATTCTCCTAAACTAAGAAAAGAGCCAGCAGCGTCTTTAAGTGAGCCTACTAGATTACTTAATACATTACCAGCAAATGTAGCTATAGTACCCTTAAGAACTGTAAAACCGTCCTCAGCGTCCTTAGCCTCATTACCCATGTCCTCTAAAACCTCTGCCACTGTCTGACCTGTCTTAGCTGCTGTCTTTTCAGCCTTAGCCACCTCAGTTAAAGCGTCATTATATTTACTAATCTCTTTCTCAGTATTATTAACTACCGCTCTCTGATTATTAATTTTAATCTTTAGATCATCAGCAGCCTTAGAACCCTCACCCTGTTCTCTTACCACAGCCTCATACTGTGCCTCTAAACTACTTAATATAGTTTTCTGAGATTTTAGGTTACTACTGAGTTGAGTTAGTTTAGCATTAATGCCCTCACTAGATTTAGTCCAGTCATCCATAGATGAGCTGGCAGCCTTAAACTCACTATTAGCTACTGCTACCTGTCGCTTAGCCTCTTGCATAGCCTTTTTAAGTTCTGATATATCGACACTAAACCTCGTGGTAGTTTCATTATCTGGCATATTTTCACCTCCTCATTATACCCAGTTATCTCCAGCTGGTTTCCATATTATCTGTTCATTGTCTTTATTTTTCTTTGTACGCTTGTTATGTCCACTAAGTCTCTTTATCATTAAAAAAACCTCATGAGCTGGGTACTTCCTAACCTTAATAGGGTTAAGGTCAGGAAAGCGCTCACAAAGAGTTACAGTTAAGTCAAATAGACTCTCGTATATGGGTGTACTGCTGCCACCCTCATCTAGTTTTTTGAGTCGTCACCTAAACCCTTAAACTCATTTACCATTTCTTTAATAATATTGATAAAAAGAGGTACAAGCTCTTTTACTTTCGTGTTCTTAAGTTCCTCATCTGTTAAGCCTACAAACACCTGTTTAAGTAATGGCTTAATTTTCTTAAGTGAGACTATGATAACCTTAGCAAGTTCTAAGTTATCATTAATCTTATTCTCGTCAACAACCTCTATAATGTCCTCAAATGTACCAAATAGAATGTCAACCGACTCAGCCACATACTGCTTAGCAATAATCTTAGTCTCTGGATCATAAATATTTAAAACTAACTGCATAGTATAATTTCCTCCTTTAAAAATTTAGAGGTGGACTACTCCACCTCTATTAAATTAAGCGCTAACTGCTGGCACTGTATCAGGTGTCTGTACCTCTGTAAAAAATTCATCTTCTTTTACAGCTGTATTAAGTTTAGAATTTACATTTACCGCCTTAGCAGTCTTACCATTCGCAAACTTATGTTTTGTATTAACACCTGTGTAAGTCAATGTCTGACCAAGTGCCTCAGTACCATCATTTTCTGTATTGTGTTCACTGTCAGGAATATTAAATTTACCTTTAAGTCTCCATACAAATACTTCCGTACCGTCTGTTAACTTAGTAATATATCCCATAGCAAAATACTTATTTTCACGTGCACCCTCGACAAGCATAGCCTTTGTTTCATCATAAACTTGACCAGTTACTTTAGCGAAAATGTCTAATGGTAAAGCTGACGCCTCAATAGAAATTTCATCCGCTCCAGTCGAATCTACTACATTAGCTGGCTCATTATCGTAATAGTGAGCCTCGCTACTAGTTGGTGTACTTCTACTAATCTTAGCTACACCAGCCACCTCAAAAGGTGTACCACATTCAAATGTCTCAGCTGTGTCAGTAAGTACCTCAGCTGCTATCCATTTTCTAATACCTCTCCACTCTCTTACGTCTGGCATTATTTTTTACCTCCTTAATAGTATATTTTTCTATACTTCATTTTTAAAAAAAATTATTGTTTCTGACGGTAACTAACAGTAATTCCTCTGCCAGTATGTGTAGGCTCATCACTCATCACTGAGTAACCAGCTCCACTAACTAACCAACCCTCACTCTTAAGGAGAGCCTTAGCCTCCAGTAGTTTAGTGTTAACCAGCTCAGGGTCAACACTGTAAAAGTTAAGGCTGTACTGCCATACTATAGCGCCCTCTGTATTACTGTAAAAACTGCTGCCGTCTGCTGAGTCATTCCAGTATGTAAAGAAATGATCAGGGTATGACTCTTGTGGTCTAAAGCTCCCCTGTAATCTAACTGGATAACTAAGAGACTCCAGAGCTTTTTTTAATAATTCATCCATAATCACTCCTCCATAATTCTTTTAATGACTTTATTTAAAGCCTCGCCTTGCAGCTCAGCTATTTCTTTTTGCGTCTTGTTACCATATATGGCATTTTTCAGACCAGCTACAGGTGCTATTCTTGGAGTGCCATTTACACCCTCCATAAGAAATATACTTGTAAGTCCAGACTTTTTAAAATCAAAACCAACTTTAACAGAGGCTGTAGCTCCCTCCCAGTCCACACTCATATCTTTATCAATAGACTCTTTTGTGTTACCTGTAGAGTATCTACCACCAGCTGGCAAGTTAGAAGTTGCCATAGCTGACTCTATCTTTGGGTTAACGTATTCTTTAGAGGCTTTTAATGCACTCTCTACGCCTCTCCTCATAGCCTGACTACCGCCAATCTCGTCCAGCTTAGCCATATACTCCTCAAAACCTTTTACCTGTAAACCTATCCTATTACGTGCCACCTTTAACACCTCTAACTTTAAACTTTAAAAACTGGTGACGCTGTTCTATGTCCTCAGGGTCTCCCATTACCTCATAAGTCTGTGAGCCTAATCTAAGACGGCTAGAGCTCGTTATATCTGGTCTATACCATGTTTCTACGTTAGCTGTTTGAATGACAGATAATACACCGTTAACATTTGACTCAGTGCCTCCATATGTTTTAAAACTACAAAAAATAGTTTCACCCTTTTCAGGATATACAGGCACGTCAACACCTCTAACAGTTTTTAACTCACTAACATTTAACAACTCTATAGGCGTAGTAAATGGCTCACTAGGTCTATAACTCATCTGTAGCCACCTCCTCAGTAGTGGTTACAGTCTTATAAACTAACTGGCTTACTCTCTGATAAAAATAAGCTGAGAGCTGACCACCGCCACCGTTATAATTCCAGAGGTCTGTTACACCTCTGGCTATAACACCAGCTGACACATCAGAGTTAACTACGCTCTCAGATACTCCAGCGTCCATCATATACTCTTTTACTTCATCAATATACACGTTAAGTGTGTCATCCTGATATGTGCCTGTAATGCCTAAGGCGCTTTTAACTTTACTTAATATGTCAGCCATGTTATTAACCTCCTACTTAAACGCTAACCGCTGCGCCCTTTTTAATAATAAGAGCACCATTAGCGTCAATTAACTTACCGTCACAGATTAAAATACACTTATTCTTAATCTGGTTGTTATCGTTATCTGTCCACTTAACTGTTACCATTTCCATGTTAGAGTTAATGCCGTAGTCTGTAGGCTTAAGGAATACCGCTACTACGTCTCCTTCAGCTGCGTCATCATAAGCAGCTATACAGCCATCCTCTACAGGTTCAACGCTCTTACCCATGAATCTATAATTTTCTTCACCATTGATACCATAGTTAGTACGTCCTACTGGCTGTCCATTATCGTCTGTCATTCCATCAATGTAGCCATCAAATGTAGCCTGATTCATAAAGAAAGTACCATTTCTATATGCTTTCTTCATTTTTGCCTTAACTTTTTTGTGCCATTCAGACCAGCTAGTAAATTCAGCTGGTGTCATAGTGATTACATTAGCCTCTGGTACTCTTGTGTCCTTTGTGATACCTAAAGGCTGTCCTACACCTGAACCATTGAAAATAGCAATTTCTAACGCCTTAACGATAGCCTCTGTAGCAAGAGGTACAAAGAGTTTCTGGAAAGCGTCAATAGTTGTTACATTAGCTAATAATGTCTGAGCTATCTTACATTCCACACCA